AACGGCGTTGGTGGCCCAACACTCGGAGACAATGTTGTATTCAATACAACAGGAACTCTTGCTTCTACAATCTCTGCTGATACCTCTGCTTATGCAACAGGTTACGATGGAATCATCCCAACTGTCCTCGGTGCAAACTCAGGTGCAGTTAATGAGATCAACTCAGCATTTTCTACATCTAATCCGGGTGTTGAATACCAGACTGTATTCGGAACACTTTACGATGCAGTTAAGGCTGATCCAGATGAAATTCTTATCAACGGTGCAGATCGCCGTCAGCTCTCAGATGCAATCAAGAATGGCTCAACTGCTAACTACCGTCTAAATCTCTCACAGACAGATACAGGCGATTATGTTGGTGGCGCAGTCATCGGTGCATTGCACAACGAGACAACAGGCAAGCTAGTGGACATTACAGTTCACCCTTGGCTTCAGGCTGGCGTATCACCAGTCCTTTCATACACACTTCCAATCCCTGACACAGAGGTTTCTGATGTCTGGGCGGCAGTCAATGTTCAGGACTACATGGGTATCCAGTGGCCTGTAACTCAGTTCGCTTATGAGTTCAGCACCTACTATCGCGGAACCTTCTTCTGTTATGCACCTGCTTGGAATGGTGCAGTATCAGGTATCGTTTCAGCGTAAGTTAATTAAGGGTAGGGCGGTGTCAAAGCCGCCCTATTCACTACAGGAGGCAAAATGTCAAGGATGATCCCACCAAAGGGTATGAAGGAACTTGCGGTAGAGACTTCTAAAGGCACGAAAGTATTAAAGGCTGGCAAAGATGGAATGTTTCATATTAACGATCCAAAACTAGCTCGTCAGTTAAAGAAAGAAGGCTTGGGAGTCGCTGGTACTGCTGGCGTACTTACCAATGCTTCGCAAGTTGGCTACACCTGCAACGCGTGTGGTTTCGGTTCATTCTTCAAGAAATGCGGAAAGTGTGGGGAAATAAATGAGTAACGCATATACAGGTACTACCCATCAGTTCTCAACCCCTTATCTGACCCTAGATGAGTTCAAGAACGCTCCTACGGCTATTGATATTTCCAACCTTGTATTTAACTCGCAAGACCCTGATGTGCAGGATGCAGAGCTAAACAATGTGATCGCTCGCGCTTCCTCATGGATTGATACCTTTTGCAATCAGGTTTTAGCCGCTACCACAGAGCAAGAACAACAGAGAACTCGTATCGGCGCTGACGGCACATTTAGATTGCACCCACGCTACAACCCTGTTATTGCCCTTACTTCTATGCAGTACGGCAACCCTTCTACTCAGTTGCAGACTCTCTCAGATTGCTCGATTGCGTGGATTGAAGATCAGCAGATTATTGTTCCTTACGCAAATCTCTCACTTACCTATTCTTCACAAGGCGCGCTACAGTTTGGCTTTCCAACTAGCCCACGCGTTGAAACTTATATTAAATATACTTATGTTTGTGGTTACGCCAATACAACTATTGTTACTGCTACTGCTGGTCAATCAAGTGTGACCGTAGCAGACGGCACAGGAATTATTGCTGGTCAGATGATGAAGATTTACGATGGCTACAATAGCGAGAATGTTATGGTTGCAAGCACCTACACATTTGGCTCAACTACCGTTCCTCTTGTTAATCCTCTTGGCTATAGCCACGCGGCAGGTATCTCAATCTCAGCACTTCCACCAGCCATTAAAGAAGCGGCGATCCTTGTAACTACCGCCTTCCTCAAAGTTCGTGGAGATTCTTCTATGACTATGGGTATCGGCACAAGCGCTGGCCCAAGCACACCCGGCAAGGATAAGCTCAGCGATGAGATATTCCTTGCTAAAGACTTGCTTCAGCCTTACCGTAGGGTCAGATAATGGCAGTAGGTCGCAAAGAAGCCAGAGATACCATTGCTACCTTTATCAAGCCACCACAAGTAGATGGCATCAATCAGGTATTTACCTCATTCCCTAAGCGTATTAACTTTGAGGTTAATGCCCTGCCTTCCCAAAAGAACCGTTGCGCCGCAGTAGTCTTTATTGAGTCCGAGACAGAGACTCGTATTGGTTTAGGTGGATACACTTCAGCAGGGGTGGCTACAGGTATCAAGAAAGTTGATTACTCAGTAGCGATTCAGCTCTTTCATCACTCGGTTGAAAACAATGCTGAAGATGCTATGGCTGACTTTGATAATGTCATAGATAACCTTAAAAACCGCTTACGCTCAGATCACCAGTTTGGCGATAAGTCAGGCGTACTTGTATGGCAAGCGGCAGAACCAGTTATTAACACTTCTTACGGCGAGCCAATGAGCGGTACTGGTACTGCTACTGAAACTTGGGCAGTTGTGAGATTTGATGTTACCCAAGTTATTAACGCATAGGAGTAATAATGAAATTCACTTACAATGGAACAGATGAGCGAGTATTTCCATCGCTCTCAATCGTAGTTCAGCCCGGCGATAGTTTTGAAGCCCCTGATGATTTCAGCGCGGCAAATGTTTCAGCACCAAAATCAAAACCTGTAAAAGACCCAACACCAACAGTAGGAGAGTGAAATGCCACTAGCACAACCATCCGTTAAGTCGTATTTAGGCGTTGCCCTAGAAACGACAAAAGGAACACCAGTAACGGCTACAAACTTTGTGCCAGTTACCATGAACTCATTTAAGCCAGTTGATGTAATTGCGCCTCTCTACGACACAGGGCTTCGCGGATCAATGGTCGAGAACTATGCCTATGTTCAAGGTCGCAAGCACACCACCGTTGATTTTGGCGGTTCGGTCTTTGCCGACACTATCGGCTACTGGATTGCAGGCGTACTTGGCGATGTAACTACTACAGGCGCAAGCGCTCCTTATACCCACGCTATTGCACTCAAGAACGCAGTAGGCGGCTCAGGCGATGCTCAGCCAAAGGCTCTTACAATCACAGACTTCTACGCCGCAAACACACGCCAGTATCCCGGCGTTCAGATCACAGATTTTGGTCTAACCTTTAACGCTGACGGTATGTTGGAATACACCGTTAAAACTATGGGTTGGGCTTCTGTTACAACTACTGCGCCTGCTCCATCGTTTTCAACAGTTCTACCTACTCAGGTCTGGACTGGTGTAGTAACAATCGGTGGATCAACCGTTGCCTATGTTCGCACCGGAACTCTTGATCTTTCCCGTAAGTCAGAGGCAATCTTTGGCGTTGGTAATACTCAAAACCCATATCAGGTATTCCTTGGCGCTCTTACTGCTAAAGGCAAGATCACCTTTGTAATGCAAGACGATACCGAGCTAACTCGTTATATCACTAACACGCAACCAGCCCTTACCTTCAACTTCTCAACTGGTGCAGGCGCAACCGCTACTCAGGTTCAGTTCACTCTCTCAAAGGGTGCTTATGTAACTGGCGCGATTGAGCGTAATGCTGATTATGTTGAAGTAACTGTAGATATCGAAGGTCTTGGAAATACAACAGATGTTGGATCTACTTCAGGATACTCACCTGTTAAGTTCACGCTTCAGAACGCTCTCCCAAGCGGAACTTTCCAGTAACCACTAGAATCCTTGTGGGGTAGGCCGCCTTCCCCTACCTCACAAGGCTATCCATAACGAAGGCAAGTTGGAAGGAAACCATGTCTAAAACTATTACTCTCCCATCAGGTAACACCGCAGTATTGCGCGACCCATCAACTCTTCGCGTAAAAGATCGCAAGAAAGTTGTTGCGGCGGCTAATGGTCAAGAAGGTCTGCTACAGGCTATGTCTATGACTGATGGCTTGATTGCAGTTCTTATTGAATCGTGGTCGTTTGATCTCATCATTCCGTCTATTCATATTGCCTCACTAGATGAGCTAACTATGCCTGATTATGATGCGCTTGCGGCAGAGGCAACAAAGGCTCAATCTGCAATCTTTACAGACTTCTCTGAGACCCCTGCTAACCAGCAGAACCCCGATAGCCCTTTAGGAGACTTGAACGCCTAAAGTGGGTATTAGAAGGTAATCAATCAAGTGAGTTACATGATTACCCTTATGATGAGTATTTCTATTATTTATGCGCTAAAGAGTTTGGCTGGACTCCCACAGAGACAGACGAGCAACCCGCAGAAATGGTGGATTGGATTATTAAGATTTTCGGCATAGTCAGGGAGATTGAAAATGATCGAGAACAATATTCCTAATGTTATGCGCGGTGTTATCAAGGCTCAAACTCGTATTGATAACGGCGCTCGTATGGCGCGCGATGAAATGATGAACACGCTTATTCAACTCTCTAAAGAACAAATTAAAGGTAGGCGTTTACCCGGTGAAAAAGCCGAATCAGGCAAACCTCCTATGAACCGTACAGGTAACTTACGCCGATCTATTAAAGGCGAAAAGATGCGGCAAGGATTTGCCACCTATTCAGCCGTAGTCGGCCCAACAATTATTTATGGTCGCAGGGTAGAACTTGGTGGAGGCAACTGGCCTGCTGGCACAAAGTTCCCTTACATGAAACCTGCATGGGAAAAGTTTAGACCGTTAGCACTTGGTATTATTCGCAAACACTTGGCACTCTAGGAGGTTATGATGGCAGAGTTCTTCCCACCAGTTCTCTTTGAGATCAAGGCTAAGGCTACTGAGGCTATCGCTGCTTTTGGTGAGGTCAATCACGAACTTGCCAAGATGGAGAAGAACGGACTTCTTGCTAGTGGCGCTTTGGGCAAAGTAGAAAAGGCTTCTAGGCTTGCTGGTACTGCCATTCTTGGACTTGGTGGAGCGTTTGCCGTATTTGGTATAGCAAGCGTAGAAACTTTAGATAAAGTAGAAAAGTCTCAGGCAAATCTTGAAGTAGCCGTTAAAAATACTGGCGTTGCCTATGAAGATGCCAAGCCTTATATTGACTCTCATGCTAAGTCAATGATGGCACTTGGATTTACTTATGACGATACCTACGCCGCTTTAGCCAAAATGACTGCCGCTTCAGGTAGCCCTAAAGTCGCTCTTGAAAGTTTAAGCGTAGCCGCCGACCTTGCTCGCGCTAAACAAATGTCTCTTGCAGATGCAGGAACTCTTGTAGCTCGCGCCTCTATCGGTCAGGCTAAAGGTCTTGGTGATCTAGGTATTGCTTTAGGCAAGACACTCCCTAAAGGCGCTTCTATGGCGCAAATCTTTAAGGCTATTGAGGATCGAGTTGGCGGTTCGGCTAAGGCATTTAAGGAAACTCTCTCAGGTGGCATTGCCGTTGCTCGGGCTAATTTCCAAGCCTTAGAGGTTCAAGTTGGTACAGATTTAGTTCCTACCTTGCTTAAAGTTACCGACTGGATTACTAACTCAGGTATTCCAAAGTTGAAAAACTTATTTGATACAGTTAAAAATAATATGGGCGTATTTAAGGTATTAGCAGGAATTCTTGCTGGAGTATGGGCAACTGGCAAGATCATGGCATTTATTGGAGCTATTAAAGAAGTTGTTGCCGTCTATAAAACTTTAGCGGCAAGTGCGGCGATAGCGGCGGCGGCAGAAGCATTAGCAACAGGTGGCGCTAACTTAGCACTTGGTAGTGCGGCTATTCTTGCGGCTGGCGGTGTATTCGCGGCGGCTGGCGTGAGCTACCTTGCCTATAAAGCCACAAATCCTGCAAAAGCGGCAACTCCAACACCGGGTAGTATGAAAATGCCTGTTCCGGGATCATCTCAATCTAAGTCTGGCAGTATTGCTGGCAAAGGTGTAACAAGAGTTGATACCAAACCTACAACACCAATCCAACAAAATATTACAATTTACGCAAGCAACACCAATGATATTTCAAGTAAGTTGGCTAAAGCCGCTAAAAACGGTATTCCAATAGGGGGCAAGTAATGACTGTTTCTGCTTATCAATATGCCTTTAACGGTCTTACTTTTGGCGCAGGTACGCCCTACATTGTAGAAAATGTAGATGGTCTAGGTGGCACTTCCCCGCTTCGTATTCAAGACGATAATCGCGGTTATATTGACGGCTCATACTCGGGGCGTGATTTCTATGATGGTCGTACCGTTACCTTTGACATTCTTATAACTGGCGATTCAACATATAACGCTCAGTATTACTACAAGACTATGCAGGCGGCTTTTGCCGTACAACCTCTTGGCTATTATGTAGATCCAACAGGAGGCACTCCTGCGGCAAGCCAACTGCAACTATTCCAATATCAACTCACTAGCGATACTGGTTCTAAGCGTATGTATGGGCGCGCTCGCGGGATTACCCTTTCAATTACGCCTGAATTTGGCTTTGGCTACATTATGTGTCGAGCTGAGTTCTTCTTCCCCGATCCACGCTATTACGATGAAACCGCTACAACCCGCACAGGAACATCTATTACCGTTGGCAATACTGGGTGGGCTACCTCTTGCCCTGTAATTACCATTGCCAGCCCTAGCGCAAGCGGAAACATTACAGACGGCACAACAACAATGTATTTCACTAGCGTTACAACTAGCCAGACATTGACCATTGATCTCTTGCAACGAGTTATTTATACAGGCTCAACACCTGCAAGAAACCTGTTAAACGCAAATACAACAGGCTGGCTTTCTATTGCTCCTAATACTTCAAGCATAACTTGGACTTCTACTGTTGGCTCTATGTCTGTACCGTATAGAAATGCCTATGTATGACCACGACTTCCTTTCAGTATGTAACAACTAACCTCTACCAATCAGGCTCAACCGCTAACCCAATTATTGCTGAGTTGCCATTTACCAATGTGAACTTTACTCAGCAACTTAACTCTATTGGTACATTTCAAGGTAGCGTTTTACTCTCTGGAATCAATAGCGCAAACCTAAACGCTTACAATGGCACAATTCCCGGCAAGACAATTCTCTGGGTGCTTTGGAATGGTGTGCCTGTTTGGTCAGGCGTAATTTGGCATAGAGATTACGATAGCGAGTCTCAGATTCTTAGCATTACCGCGCAGGAAATGATGAGCCTTTATCAGCGCCGTAGGATTGCTACAACTAAGAATTACACAACCGTTCCAAAAGACCCTTGCTATATTGCCCGCGATCTCATGCAGTATTCAGAGGCTCGCAGTCATGGCAAGACTGGTATGACCTATGACTCAACCCTTTATGGTTCAACGGTTAGCAGAACTTACAACGGTTATGAATACAAATCGGTATATCAGGCTATTAAAGATTTAGCTCAGAATTACTTTGACTTTACTATTTACCCAGATGCTCCGATTGCCCATAGCGGTCAGTTAGTCAATAAGTTCTCAATGGGCGTTCCTCTTGGCAGAATTTATAGCGCATCAGATAGTTCGGCTTTGGTGTTCTCTTTGCCGGGTAATATCGTCAAATACACATTCCCCGAAGATGGACTTGCCGCCGCCAATACCCTTTATGGCTTAGGCTACGGAGCTAATAATTCTAAGATAGTTGCCACTTATGTTGATTCAAGCAAGATTGGTAGTGGCGGGGATTGGCCTCTATTAGAAGATGTAGTTAATTACATGGATATTAACAATTCCACTCTTCTCTCTCAGGTTACGCTAGGAACAGGCAACGCAATTTCCTATCCACCAACTACGGTTCAGGTTGTTCTGCCTACTTATGCCGATCCTATGTATAGCGTGTATCAGATCGGCGATGAAGCGCGGGTTTATATTCAAGATGATTACTTCCCATCTGGGTTAAACTTAATCATGCGTATTGTGGCGATAGATGTATCACCCGGCGAAAATGGCCCTGATCGAGTAACAATAACTCTTACAAGACAACTAGCGGCAGGATCGGTGTCGTAATGGCGTATGTAAATATTCCACCTAATCTGCAAGATATGTTTTATGGGCTTTCAGACCGAATCGCCAAGTTGGAGAGTGGCCCTAGTGGGCCGCAAGATACTGCCGATACCGCGCAAAGTACCGCTTCTACTGCTTACGCTCAAGCGGTAAATGCTCAGTCAGATGCCGCAACTGCTTTAGCTCAGGCAAATATTGCTTACGCGCAAGCAGTCAGTTCTCTCAAGCCTAGCGCCTATGTAATCTCAAACGCCTCTCAACAAATTACTTCTATTGCAACTAACGGCGTAACGGTTTATTCAGGCAGTTCTTCATCTTCGGGCGCTCGCGTAACTATGAACTCGTTAGGTCTTGCAGGTTACGATTCAAGCGGTACTGCAACATTTTCTATTAGTGCCTCTACAGGCGCGGCAGTATTTTCAGGAAGTATTACAGGTTCAGCAATTACTGGTAGTACCCTTAATGTCTCAGGTAATTTTATTGTTAATTCAAGCGGATACCTTACGGCTACTGGCGCAACAATTACTGGATCTATTACTGCCACAAGCGGATCATTTACTGGTTCAATTTATGCCTCTGCTGGAACTATTGGTGGTTTTAGCATTGTAAGCAATGATTACTTACAGTACGGCACAACTTATCTTTACGGAGATTCATCTAGTAGCACTACTTACGCATTTTACAACAATTATCGTGGCGTTCTTGGAAATAGTCTTTATGCTTCATCAACTTCTAGTTCGGCTATTTATAGTAATGGAGGCATTACCTCAAATACAACAGGAAACATAGGAACAAGTTTGTCTGTTGGCACATCCATCAGTAGCGGAACTTCTATAACTGCTAATGGGCATTTAATTGCGGCTTTAACTACAACTACTGACACAAGTTCATCTTCTGCCAATGCCGTAGTAAGTGCGGCTAGCGGAATTATTTATCGCTCTACTTCATCTCAAAGATATAAAGTAGAAATTACGCCTCAATCCATTCCAGCAACTTCTATTATGGCGCTTCAACCTAAATCTTATGTGGACAAAAAGCAATCAGAGGAAAAGGGTACAACCGAAGGACTACCTCGGTATGTAGGTTTAATAGCCGAAGATGTAGCTCAGATTGATGTGTTAAAAGACCTGCTTGTTGTCTATAATGAAAATAACGAGCCTGATGCAATTAACTATGATCGTATTGCCGTTGCTTTAATTCCACTACTGCAAAACCATGAAACACGACTCAACAAGTTAGAAGGCAAATAATGGAACTACCTATTGACGAAGTATTAAAAGAGATGCGCGATATCATCGGCACACAAGCCCAAGAGATTGCGCTTCTCAAAGCAACACTCACCGCCCTACAAAACCCGCAACCTTATACAACGGCAGTCACCGACAAGCCTGATGTATTAGGAACGCAAGGAATCAAACCATAACCGAAAGGTGCAATCTTGCTCACCAATGTCAATGCCGCCACAATAATCTATTCTTACTTCTTTGTATTTGCAGCTCTTCTTGCAGGTATGGGAATGATTGCTAAACACACTATCGGCAAGCACACAGAAGAACTTAAAGACAAGTTAAGCCGCATTGAATACGCTCTATACAACGATGGCAAGACCGGGCTTATTAACAAGGTTGAAGAGTTACTAGAAAATCAACAGGCAATTAAAATAGATGTAGAAGTTATGAAGGCAAAAATTGAAGATCAATAAAATCTTATTGTGGAAACTGATTTCTATATTTAGAGTATGGTTTCAGACATTTCTTACCATTGAAATTGTCTTACATATTAAAGACATTATTAACGGCGCTTTCTTTTGGCAGGTATGCCTCGGAGCGTTCGTTCCAGTTGTAATTCGGTGGGCTACCCCCAGTGATGAATTTCCTGATGAAAGGTTGCATTAGTAAAGATGAAACACAAACTGCTCAATGTGCTTATGCGTATTGTTGCGGTATTTGGGGCTTCTGGTCTTTCTGTTATTGGCGCTAGTTCCATGTTTGGAGTTAATACGCTGGTCGGAATATGTATTGCTGGAACGCTAGGAGTGGCTACCGTTACAGAGGCTCTAGCTCGAAGTTTTCTTGATGACGGAAAACTTACAGATAAAGAGATAGACTCTGCCTTCAAGAAGATTGATAAGAAAAGGATTGAAGAATGAGCGCACAGACAGTTATTGATATCGCCAAGAAAGAAATCGGTTACAAAGAAGGCGCTAACAACGCTACCAAGTACGGTCAGGCTTTTGGTATGGATCATGTCTCTTGGTGTTGCATATTCGTATGGTGGTGCTTTTGGGAGGCTGGACTACAAGCCAAGATTATGAAAACCGCAGGGGTTGAGGTTCTTGAGAACTGGGCAGTTAAAAACAAGCTCACCGTTCCTGTAGCCAATATTCAGCCCGGCGATCTCTTGCTTTATGACTTTACTAAGTCAGGTAAATCTGAGCATATTGAGATAGCCACTAGCGCCGTAGATGCAAAGAAAATGGTTCATGCTATTGGCGGCAATACAAGCGATCCCGCTTCAGGCTCTCAGGCAAATGGAGACGGAGTGTATGCTAAGACTCGACCTATCAGCCTTATTAAGACGGTAGTTCGCCCACAATACTAAGGAGTAAAAATGCTAGAAAAACTCTCACCACAACTACGCCACGCGTTGATTGCACTGATTGGATCAGCTTTCACTCTTGGTGTTGGATACATTCATAGCCTTCACCTCAGCGCGCCTATTCAGGCTCTTGTAGGGTCGGCAATAGCGGCTCTTGCGCTTGTTGTTACCCCACTCACCAATCAGTACGGCATTACCGAACTCAACGCAGATGGCACACCTAAGAAGTAAATAAAACCTCTTAGACACCCCCACCCTAATCGGTGGGGGTCTTTTTTATTTGGTAGGCTTCTCCCAACTTCTAAGGGGGGTTACTATGGCTCTTGCAGATTCTCTTGCTAAAAGAGATTTTCGCACCGACCTATGCTCTATTGGTAAAATCTATTCAAGGCTTGATGACGGCGATAAGAAGGCATTTGATAAGGCTCTTGCCGACAATGTTCCCGTTAATACGCTACTGGTTGCTCTTCAGGCTGAAGGCTATAAAGTGAGTTGGAGCGCGGTAAATAAACATATTAAAAAGTTGTGCAGGTGTTTTGAATGAGCCTGAAAGACAACCTAAACCCTGATCCGCAAATAGCCGATCTCCGCAAAGCCCTACTTAATACTCAGAGGCAGTTAGCCAATGTCAAGAAGAATAAAGATGATTTCACCGCCGCCGTTGTTCAAGCCGCGCACGATGCGATGCTCTCTGCTGGCCCAGTACCGTCAGTTCCTACGCCTAAGAAAGATACACGCGCTAAGAAAGCAGAAGTAGCTCTCCTACACTCAACCGACTGGCAATTAGGCAAGCAGACTCTTACCTATAACTCCAAAGAGGCAGAGCGCCTTATCAAGCAATCTATTGAGAAAACCATACGCATCACCGATATCCACCGCCAAGATCACCCTGTTAAGGAAATAGTCTTGATGTTAGGTGGAGACTTAGTTGAAAATACGACAATCTTCCCTTCTCAGGTGTACGAAGTGGACTCAGATGTAATGAGTCAGTTCGTGGATGTTTCGCGCATCCTCATAGACATTACTCGAACTCTCTTGGCTAACTTTGAGAAGGTAACGGTAGTCTGCGAGCCAGGCAATCATGGTCGTATTGGTAAGTTTGGCGAACTGCCTAAAGATATTAACTGGGATAAATTGGCTTATATGTTTGCCGGGCAAGCTCTAGCAGATGAGAAGCGCCTGACTTGGCAGATGACTAAAGAGGATATTCAGCGCGTAGAGATAGGCAACTATAAAGCTCTGCTTATTCATGGAGACGAGATCAGATGGGGAACTGCCTCAACTATTGTCAGATTCGCTGATCGCTGGAAATCGGGCGCGTATAAGTTCTTTGATGAGGTAGAGCAGATTACTAAGGGCTTTGACTTTAGGGATCTTTACATAGGTCACTACCACCAGCACCAGTCTTGGAATATGGCTAACGGAGAAGGAAGCGTGTTTATGTCAGGGGCGGTAGAGACTGGCAACAGATACGCTCGGGATCTTCTAGCCTCCAATGGGGCCGCCTCTCAGCGCCTACACTTTGTAGATCCCACCAAGGGGCGTGTGAGCGCCGAATATAGGTTGTGGCTAGAGTGATGTGGCTCTACCTGTTTATCCTAGCTCTATGGGCGCTGATAGCCGTTTTAGCGGGTATCTTTTAGCACCCGAAGGGTGGAGTTAAATTTTTTTTTTAATAAGAAAGCCCCTACTCGTAACTGAGCGGGGGCTTATCTGCGTTTCAGGGGGGATCGGGATTCTAGCCTTGTTCTTCGCCGTCAATCAAATCTTCGCCTGTTAGGGCGATATTAGATAGCTTCATAGTCTCTACGGCCTCGGCAAAGAGCTTAGTAGCCCTATTGCATAGATCGTCTAAATGGTCAGGAAAATTCTCGCTAGATTGGATTTCCACCTCTAGGTCATATACCCGCACCATTACGCTAATCATTGCCAAAGAATAGCCTAAAAACACCTTACAAAATCCTTCCCTTTTTAGGGGATAAGCCGTACTCTGTAACTAATGCCAATCCCGGCAGATGAGGAAGGAACGGCTATGGCTTATAACTTAGATAACTACGAACCTGTAGAAGTGCGACTTGAACGCTTTTGGGAAAAGTACCCAAATGGTCGAACTCATACTGCGGTACTAGAAAAGACTGTTGATTCAATTTTAATGATTGGATCTATTTACGCAGAGCGTAATGACTTAAACCCAATAGCAACAGGAATTGCAGAAGAAATTAAATCTAACTCAGGTGTTAATCGTGATGCGTGGGTAGAGAACTGCGAGACCTCATGTTTGGGAAGAGCGTTAGCCAACGGCGGCTTTGCCGCAAAAGGTGGCAAGCGCCCATCTAAAGAAGAGATGCAGAAAGTAGCTCGCCGTGAAGAGCAAGCAGTTACCGCACCTGCTTGGACTGACGAGCAGAAAGCGTTGGCGGTCGAGGCGCTAGAGCAAGTTGCAAACATTGACTCGGTTGCAGAACTCAAGTTGTTCTATCAAGGTTGCAACGAGGCAAATCTTTTAGATATCCCAACTAATAACACCACGATCAAGAAGGCAGTTGCAGATCGCAAGAAGGTATTGGAGGCAACTAAGTGAGCATGATGCACCCACTCCCACCGCTACGCAATCGCCGTTACTACCAAGTGCGCTCAGTAGTGCGCGTTATCTTTTGGAGCAACGCGTTCTTCTGGTTTATGGTTGCAATTCTTGAGTTTGGGGGTCGCAAGTGATTACCCCACAACAAGTAGAGAAGCGCCTCTTTGATCTATCAAAAGAAATGGATGAGGCACACGCCGATCTTGTAGGTGCAGAACAAGAATTTCATTCTTCCTCTGCTAATTACGAGGTCGCAATGGCTAAGGCTCGTATGAAGAACTCGCATACTGATCTTAAGATGACTGCCACAATGCGCGAGGATCAAGCGCTTATTGAAAACGAATCTATGCACCTACGGCTATCTATTGCAGAAGCATCAGTCAAGGCTTGCCGGGCTAATGTGAACCGTATTCGTACTCAGGTAGATATCACGCGCTCTATTAGCTCATCTATTAAAGCCACGCTGGAGTTGTAATGACTTACGACTTCTATGGGCAAGAATGGTATGGAAAATGCGGTGCTTGCCGTACTGAGTTATACGCGCCAACCAAAGGCGCTTACTTGCTTCAATACTCGCTACATACTCACTCTAATAATTGTTTAGGTGGTTACTAATGGCGGCTTGCGGTATGTGTTCAGAACTAGGCAAGAAATTACACAAGCGCTGGTACAACTCATACAAAGTTTATGTTTGTATGAAATGCGCTCTTGACCATGAAGATAAATTAGATGTGGGGGCGCTCAATGGACATTATCAAGACACTCACAACTGCGCTTAAAGAGGCAGACAATCAACGCGCTAGATCAACTCAGGTAGAGCTAGGTGCTTCATCTGTTGGTGGGTGTCGCGCTCAGGCTTGGCATATCATTAACCAAACTCCGAAAATAAACGAAGGAACTGAATCACTTGCGGCGATATTGGGTACTGCTATCCATAACACGGTACAAGAAGCGTTACAGTCATACGATCTGTTTGGTGAGGACTATCTCCTTGAACAAGGGTTTGAGACCCCGGAACTCAAAGGGCATTGTGATTTCTATTCTCGAAAAGATAAGTTGGTCGTGGATTGGAAAACTACTAGCCTTAAAAACTTATCGAAGTTTCCGAGCGCACAACAAAAAATGCAAGTGCAACTTTACGGTTATCTCCTTACCAAAAATGGTTTGGAAGTTGAAACGGTAGCTCTTTGCGCCATCCCCAGAGATGGGCGTATGCGTGATATTAAAGTATGGCAAGCCCCATACGATGAAAGCGTTGCAGTAGAAGGCTTACAGTGGATAGCTGAGATTAAAGCAATGGAATCCGCTCCCCCACCCGAGAGAAGCGCGGCTTTCTTTTGCCGCGATTATTGTTCTTACTACGACCCTAGCGGGAAGATTGGATGCACAGGAAAATGAGAGAAGTCAATGTCAAGGGAACGGACTGGACTAAGGCTAATTGCCGGGGATTGAACACAGAGATTTTTTACTTAGAGGAAAGCGATTTAAAGGATCGTGGTATGACGATCAAAGTTATTCGCAAAGTATGTTTTACCTGCCCTATTCGCAAAGCCTGTTTAGATGCTGGTATGGAAGAGGAATATGGAATTTGGGGAGGCTTCACAAAGCGAGAGCGCGTGTATATCCGCAACGGCAATCTTCACGATACCGACATGAACCCAGTACGCCGTCAATTAGAGGACTTTGGCATTACGCTAGATGAAGCTATTAAGGGGGTCGCATGAAAACTATTCTGCAAGAAGCCGAGACTGCGTTTATTACAGTCCATGAATCTTTCTGTTTAGAGCAGGATTCAAAGAAATGCAAGTTAAATCATTACGAGCTAATTCAGCGTTTAGTTGATTATGAGAAAGGCATAGAAGATCGAATCAGGTCTGAGATTGCTGGCGATTTAGAAGAGGCAAGGGATTTCATGGTGCTAACAAAAGACCCGGAAGAAGGTAGCGCGGCGATGTGGATTAGGTTTGCCTTTGATAAAGCAATTGGATTTTTAAGGGGTAAAAATGGCTTGGATTAAAATTGATGACACTCTTCCCAATAACCCAAAAATTCTTCCGTTATCTGATGGGGCGTTTAGGCTTTACATTGAAGCTTTGTGTTACTGCAATCAATATCTGACTGATGGATTTCTTGCGGATGCGGTTTTATTTCGATTAGATATAAATAATAACCGTAAAGAACTGGTTGAGGCTTGTTTGTGGATTGAATGCCAAAACGGTATGCAGATCAACGATTATACCGAACATCAAACCAGCAAAGCTGGTGTGGAAGAGAAGCGCCAACAGTCGCGTGATCGTGTAACGCGTTACAGAGAGAAAAGTAACGCTAATGTAACGCTACCAGAATACAGAATACAGAATACAGAAATAAATACTTCATCAAACAAGTTTGATGATTTCTGGTCTGCTTACCCAAGAAAGGTCGGAAAGCGGGATGCCGAACGCGCTTACACGCGGGCGTTGAAGGTGGCTTCCTCTGAAGAAATCTTGGAAGGAGCTAAACGCTACGCGGCAGATCCAAACCGAACTGCCGAATTTACGGCTCACCCGGCAACTTGGCTGAATCGTGGGTCATGGGCAGACGAACCGTTACCCCCTAGAACGCCCACAAACGGCTCTCAGAGGCTTGTAACCGCCCCAACCCCTACTCCGCCCCGATTCTCAATAGAAGATCAGCGAGAAGGCGCTCCTATGCCCGATTCCGTTAAGGCGCTTTTAGGGCGTTTGGGCGATTTGCGCCAGTAAGTAATCTATGCCACCATTTCTTGTAAGAGTTACACAGATCAGGGGGATCACATGAATACTCTTCGCATACGCAAAGTAAGTGATGTAAGTCTTGGCGATGTAATTTATTTTGGCGGTCAGCATTTGACGATCACTGAAATTGATGCAGACCGATTTGGGCGCGAGCTACATCTGCAAGAACAGACAGGTCGCACTACCGTTCGCTTCTTTGCCGATTATGAAACTCTCAGCGTTGAGGCGTGATTAAATTTTCGGTGGAAGGCACACCGATTCAGCAAGGCTCTATGCGCCATATTGGGCATGGAAGAATGATTCACAACAAGGCGGTAGAACTAGCCGCATGGAGAGCAGATATAGCCTCAGCCGCTAAACTGGCAGGGTGTACGCCAATCCTCGACCCGATTGCGATAACTATGAGATTTCGAGTTAAGCGCCCAAAGTCCGTCAAGCGCGATTACCCAACAGTTGCCCCGGATTTAGATAAATACATACGCGGGGTCAATGATGGGCTAACAGGCGTGGCGTTTGCAGATGACTCACAGGTAGTTCAGATAATTGCCAGCAAAGAATACGCAGATATGCCGGGCGTGGATATTGAGATTAGCGAAGGTTTCGACTGCCTTTAGAACATCTGTTCGATTATAACAATCTGGTAACAATCTAAAAAACTTGTTAAATAGCCTTCCTAATTCATTAACTTAGGCGTATTGTTCTTCTTGTTAGGGGCGAACGACCCCAAAGCAACTGGAGGAATAAAATGGCTATAACAATGCCAAAAGTAGTAAAAGTTCAATGCGATTCTTGTGGTGCAACAGATACCGCAAACTGGAGTCAGTACGGCGCTGAGCAACCTTGTTTAACTTGCGATGCAGCTCCAATTTATCTTTCAAGGGTAGGTGCATAAATGGCTAAGGTAATAGATTCAATGGATAAATTAAACTTTATTAAAAAACACCTTGTTAAAGGTAATCGTTGGCACATTTTTAAAGAACGAAATTACACAACATCAATTACTTATTGCAACATGGGTTTTGAACCACAAGATTGTTCTTGGGGTTCAGCTAATGATGAACAATACAAATGGCAATTTGGCAAAAAATGGCATCCTGAAAACATCTGCCCAAAGTGCGTAAAGAACTTTGAATTGGTGGTGGCATAAATGATTGCGCTACTTCTTATTGGGATTCCTTTAGTAGGTTTAGGATTACTTCAACTTGTATTTATGGTTGAGGAAAGGATTACTGATGAAAGTTATCTGTAAAGAAAACCACTGGTCTATCAAGGATGGACAGGTAATTCTTGATACGCCTGAAGGACAAGAGGCGGCTCGTAAGATGATTAAAGAGCTAGAGAAAGTAATCCGCACTCAAATTCATAACGAGATTGCCGACCTCAAGTTCACCGATAACCGCCAGCAGATTATGAAACATGGGCTAGAGAACTGCTTGCTTATGGTTCAGGATATTTGCGCGAAGATAGCGTTGGGAGATCAGAAATGAGATCCACTTCTATTGCCGCGCAGATCAAAGCCGCGCCACGCATGAGTGAAAAGCGCGCTCGCATATATCAGTATTTAGTTGATCGCATGGAGCGCGGAGCTACAGATCAAGAAATGCAAATTGCTCTCAAGATAAGTGGCGATACCCTGCGCCCAACCCGAGGCAAGTTGCTCAAAGATGGGCTGATCTACGATTCCGGCACAACTCGCACAAATGAAAACGGTAACGATTGCATAGTTTGGGTTGTATCTACTATCTCGCAGACAGGACTCTTCTAATGCCTAACTACGAATACAGATGCCCTGCCGACTACTCAATGATTGAGATGTACCAATCGTTTGAAGATAGCTCTATTCCTAACTGCCCACAATGCGGTCAGCAGATGAGCAAGCAGTATCAAGCCACGCCCGCAGTATTTCGCGGTACAGGGTGGGGAGGTCAGAAGTGAATCCTGATGTTTGTTACGAACATGGAAATACTTGCGATGACCCTAAGTGCTTGTGCTTTGTTTTAATGAAAGAAGATTGCGAACAATGTCTGGAGGCGGCAAAATGATTATTGGTCTTAGTGGTTATGCTCAAGTTGGTAAAGATACGGTTGCAAACATTCTTGTTCAGCATCACGGTTACAAGCGCGTAGCCTTTGCCGACAAGATTCGAGAGTGCTTATTTGCGCTTGACCCAATTATCTCAGTACGAGCTGAGTTCCCACTTCATCTCTCAGAATACTTTGATGATTTTGGATGGGAAGCGGCTAAGAAGATGCCCGAGGTTCGCAGACTGCTTCAAGTGCTAGGCACTGAGGTAGGTCGCAATATTATTGACCCGCAGTTATGGATCGAGATGGCGCTCGGCAATGTAGAGGCTGGCGATAAAATCGTAGTAACTGATGTGCGATTTCCTGACGAAGCCCAAGAGATTAAGTGGTTGTTTGGCGAAGTGTGGCGCATAAATCGCCAGGGAATATACCCTGCTAATGACCATAGTTCTGAAACGGCTATGGATGACTGGGTATTTGATCGCATTCTTGATAACTCAGGTGATCTCCAAATGCTTGAAGAGCTAGTGGATGATTTGATCTTATGACACACGATGAATTGCTGGCTCATATTGAAAGATATGAAAAGTCTGCCAAAACAGGTTTCACGCCGGGCGTTTTTACTGCCCTTTATGTAGTAGTGGAGTTGCATAAGCCAATGTGGAACGGTGAATATTGCAGTGAATGTCATCCAGACCACAATGGTTTGTATCCCTGCCCCACCATTCAAGCCATTAAAGAAAGTCTAGTTCCTAGAATGCCAAAGATTTATTGGAGAAAAAATGAACGCTGAGTGGAATATAGGCAGGTGTCAATCATGCGGGGAATGGATCGTATTTGACCGCCCTTGCTCGGCTTGTACTACAATAACCACACGACCAGAGAAAGGGGATGCAGAAATGCACACTTCAATCAACGGAGGCACACGATGAGCGCACTAGGACAGGCGGCGATTGGAGCGGCCTGAAATTAAAGGCTCGATTCCTTCTAGTAGCGGCAGTGGCCGTAGGACTCGCGCTTGCTAATCCGTCATACGCAATAGCTCCAAAACAGATGTTTGTACAACGAACACCTATGGCGGCAAAGCACTATGCCAAACTACAATTAAATAATTACGGATGGGCAAGACAATGGGGATGTTTAGAAACTCTTTGGCAGAATGAATCCAACTGGAGACCTAATGCCAAGAATCACACTCCTGTTAAAATGCTCGTAAACGGTAAATGGGTTAAATTCTATGCTGGCGGGATTCCGCAGAAATTAGGACTTAACCCAAATGCAAGCGTTGAAAAGCAGATATCGGTTGGGCTTAGTTATATCCGGGATCGTTACGGCTCACCCTGTAATGCTTTACGGTGGTGGAAGTCTCACTACTGGTACTAAAGTTCCTAGTGCCGTTCCACTAGGACACAAGGGCGGTTGAGCAGAGATACCTCCAGTTCTCAGCTCCCGCCCTTCTTTTATTGTGGTATGTTATGAGCGTTGGCAACCCGCCAACAGTCGAAATACAACTTCATATTGAAGGTCTGACTTGTGAGGCCACAACTAGACCAACTAAACCCCTGAACCGTAATAAAAACGCTCAGGGGTTTTTTAATGTAAGGTATGCCCATGACCACAATCGCGGCAATCCAATATGAAGATCGAGTGGTTATAGGCGCAGATAGCCAAGTAACTGCTACTCGTCAGTTCTCGCATCCGCGTATGGCAAAGATTACAGAACGCGGTCAATATTTAATTGCCGGGGCTGGATTAAGTTCTGCTTGCGATATAGCTCAACATATTTGGATTCCACCTAAGCCAACAGTTGATGACCGTAAAGACCTATATCACTTTATGATTGCCAAAGTAGTGCCATCTCTCAAGCAATCTTTTAAAGATAATGATTTCAAGTTAGAGGATGATAAAGATGAAGAAACCCGATTCTCGTTCCTCATCGCCGTTGGTGGTGAAGTGTTTGATTTGGCTGACGATTTTGCCGTTAGCCTTGACAGTAGTGGTCATTACGCTATTGGATCGGGGTCTAGCCTCGCTCTTGGCGCGCTGGCACATGGCGCAACTCTTGAAGAGGCGTTAGAAATAGCCGCAAGTAAAGACCCATATACCTCAGCGCCGTTTTATTTCCATGAGCAGGTAAAGCGTGGATAAGAAAATAGCAGAGACCGTACTAGCTCGCGCCAAAGGCTACTGCGAGGCGTGTGGCTTGCCCGGCGATGACTTTGCCTTGCACCATAGAAAACTGAAATCGCGTGGGGGCAAAGACGAAGTTGCCAACCTGATTGCGGTTCACCATAAGTGCCACAATCTAGGCACAGATAGTATTCACCTAAACCCAAAAGTGGCTACGGTGAAAGGCTGGATGATCCCTTCGTGGGCCAATCCCGCCGAATACCCCTTACATCTTCACGATGCAGAGGTAGTAGTGTTGGACAACGAGGGCAATTACAACAAATTGGAGGCTTCACATGGCACAGATAACAGTTAGCGGAAATGTAGGAACTGATCCTGAGATTAAGTTTTACGATGGAAAGAACGGCTCATTTGGTGTAGCTCGTTTCTCTCTTGCCTATACCCCGCGTGAGAAAGATAAGGCAGGTAATTACACAGATGGGATCACTACTTGGTTCTCTGTATCGGTTGTTGGCAGACAAGCAGAACTTGTTGCCGATTCCATCACAAAAGGTCAGCGTGTTCAGGTTACTGGCGCATTTAAGCAGTCCAGTTACACCGCCAAAGACGGAACACAAAAGCAAGGATTAGAGATTAAGGCAGATAGCGTTACTCTTGAACTTGTAGGCGCTAAGAAATCAAAGCCAGTAGTTAATGATGAACCCGAGTGGGCTAACTCATGGAACTAATTGACTCTAAAACCGTCTGCGAGATTTTAGGTATCACTACTAATAATCTTCATCAACTTCGTTACCGTAAGCAGTTGGTATGGGTTGAGAAGAAAGGCAAGCAGGTTTATTACAACCGCGCCGATGTAGAAACACTAAAGGCTAAACGCTCAAAGTGAAATGCGCTAACTGCCGTAAAGCATCTGAAAAGCCAATTTGCGATTCATGCTGGTCTTTTGCGGTAGATCAATTGCGCGCATTTCCTAAGCGTTATCACGAATTAGAAGATGAGTTGTCTCCTAGTAGTGGCGCGCATGGCGAGCGAGTATCGGGATCTAAAACCCCACCGTTACCGGTAAGACTAGAAACCTTGCACCTGCGTACTGGCGGTATATCCACGCCACTTATCAAGCACGAAATAGAAATGCGAAAGATACGCCAAGAGACTCGCATTACTTGGCGCGGAGAAGAACTAAATCGAATTACCATAACCTGCGAATATCATATCAAGCGCCAGCAATGGACTTATGACGAGTATGGCGATATTGCTGATCTTGCTACAACCATTATTAGCATCAGCAATAAAATCAACTATGTTTTAGGGCATAAGTCTGAGGATATTGTGATCGGCAGTTGCCCTACTATTGACGAAGAAGGAAAACCCTGCAACGCTAAACTTAAAGTCAATCCACAAATGAAAGCGTTAGAAGTTACTTGTCGAGTCTGCGGAACGGTGTGGGATTCAACGCGCTGGAGATTGCTAGGAAAGATGATAGATGCCTAGAATCAACGCCACACAAGCCGCGTTGCTTTACAAGGTAACAACTCGAACCGTCTATCGCTGGATTGAGCAAGAGCAGATCAAGTCCTATGATGGATGGTATGAGCTTGATGACTTACAAGATGCCTATGAAAAATTACCCCATCGGCAACGGATTTGATTTTATCTCTTATGTCAGTTATATTGTTCTATAATTGGCAAGGCGTGTAACTAGGATAGGATTATGATTACCGCCGAAGCCACTCTTGATGAAATAGATGAAGCCCTAGCGCACCTGCGCGAACGCTTACAAGATCGCTATGGTAATCGCCTGACCTATCAACAAAGGCAACTTTACCTTTCTAGCGTAGATGATCTCCTAGATGCAAGACTTTCACTAACGGAAGGCAACCGTGAAAATTTCAATAACAGAGCTATCTCTAGACCCTAAAAACGCCCGCAAGCATTCTCAGCGTAACCTTGATGCTATTGCGGCTTCTCTGCTAAAGTTTGGCCAGCGCAAGCCTCTAGTAGTCCATCGTGGTGTTGTTCTAGCGGGCAACGGAACTCTAGAGGCCGCGCGTTCTCTTGGCTGGACAGAGATTGATGTTGCCGAAGTTCCCAACGATTGGGATATGGATACGGCTAAAGCCTACGCGCTTGCCGATAATAGAACTGCTGAACTGGCTGAGTGGGATGAATCTGAACTTGCCAAACAATTATTAGAGCTTGTAGATAACGAGTGGGATATAGCCGAATTAGGCTTTGAGATGCCACAGGTTATTGAAGTTGAGCCTGTTGATGAAGACGATGTACCGGAAGCCCCGGCAGAACCTAAGACCAAATTAGGAGATGTGTGGCAACTGGGTAAGCACCGTTTAGTCTGCGGAGACTCTACTGATGTGACGGTTCTAGACAAACTCCTAGGAAATGAAAAGGCTGATCTAGTCTGGACAGATCCACCATACGGCGTAAGTTATGTGGGCAAAACTAAAGATGCTCTTACTATTGAAAACGATACGCTTAATATTGCCGAACTTGAAGAATTCTTGCGTTCTGCTTTTAATGCAATTTTTACTGCTACAAAGCCCGGTGCTTGCTGGTATGTAGCCGCGCCTTCGGGCAACTTGTTTCAAGCCTTTAGCATTCCTTTATCAGAATTAGAAATATGGCGGCACACCCTTGTATGGGTAAAGGACACCCTTGTTATGGGGCGCGCCGACTATCACTACCGCCACGAATCTATCTTCTATGGCTGGACACCGGGAGCGGCGCATCAAACCCCGCCAGACCGCAAGCAAGACACTATTTGGGAAATAAAGCGCCCAAAGGCCAACAAGGAACACCCTACGATGAAGCCAGTTGAACTTATCGAGCGCGCTATTCAGAACTCTAGCCTTGCAGGTCAATTAGTCCTAGATGCCTTTGGTGGCTCAGGGTCTACCCTTATTGCGTGTGAGCAGACAAAGCGCGTGGCTAGGCTAATAGAGCTAGACCCTAAATACTGTGATGTTATTGTGACCCGATGGGAGAATCTTACAGGGCTAAAAGCCGAGCTTGTTACTGTAAGTAATTAACACTATGGCTAATAACAGTGCAGTACCAGAACCCGAGTTGGTAGATAAAGAAGTCAAAGTCCTAGAGCTTCGTAGAGCAGGATTGACTTGGCAGAGGATCGCCGAAGAGACAGGCTACGCAACCCATGTAGGCGCTTACGCGGCCTATAAGCGGGCTATCAAGCGTACTCAGCAACAACCCGCAGACGAGCTACGCGAAGCAGAACTAGACCGCGTAGATAGACTTCAATTAGCACTTTGGCCTAAAGCCATGAAAGGCGATAACGCTTCTATTAACACGATTGTTCGCCTGATGGAAAGAAGGGCTAGACTTCTTGGACTTGATACC